GTGCGGACTTATTTGATCGATTCGTGACGGAACTTTGGTTTTCGTGCCGGGTCTTCATGGAAGCCGGATTGATCGGGAATGTGACGATCCGGGAAAAGAAGCTTCGGGAACAATTGGCGGCTCGGAGGTTCGAAATGAAGTCCAAGAAAGAGTCGATTGAGACCAAGAAGGATATGAAAAAGCGGTTGGGGTATTCTCCTGACCATGCGGACGCATTTGTGCTGTTTACAGAGCTTTTGAAAAGAAAAGGTGCGATTACCGAGGATACTGCTGTAGTATTAAGGGATGTGCAGGCAGAGATGGACAGGGCAGTTGCGTATAGCGAGACACAAGTAGAGGAGTTCAGTCATGGAAACTTCTAAGAAATTTTTAAAAACAGTGGAAACCGTACCGCCTGGTGGATGGAAATACATTGACCCAGACTCGAAACTAGAGATTCTGGGAACGTCATTTGATAGGCTCAAAGATCAAGTACTGACTCATCGGACGTACTTAGGGAACGACACAACCAACTACCCGGATGAAATCGAACATCAGATTTGTTCGAGGATTCCGGAGTCCTGGGTGCAGGACGAACCGAGGCCACACAAATGAATACTTTGGAGATAGAGGTAAAAGAACGCAAGGTGGGTGACGCACAGTCTGCCCATACGCTTTACACCAAGATGCAGAAGCATCACGAAGAGCGGGAAAAAGGCTTTGCGTTGATTGAGAACCAAATCAACGGAGGTAAACCCTACGACCCAGCAAAACTGGCACAACAAGGCCAATCATGGCGAGCCAACTTCAACTTCGGAGATGCTGCCAGTGCATTAGAGCAGGCCCAAGTCTCCTACTGGAGATTATTGCACGATACCAGCAACCTCATCAACGTGGAGATCCATACGGATCACCCAGACCGTGACCGATGGGCTCAAACCATTATGCAAAACTTCAATCGATTCATTGAGGATTGGGGTGATGAGTATGTGTTGAATTATTTGAACTTTTCCCGAAACCATTTGCTGTATGGAGTCGGTCCAATCCTTTTCCCGAACCGAGATACGGCACGTTGGAAGCCAGTCCGAACCAATGACATTATGGTTCCCGACCGGGCTCCCGCATCTTCCTCCAACCAGGATATACTTTTGGTGAAAGAAGAGTTTTCGATCTCCCAACTATGGGAAAGAATCCGCACCGAAGAGAACAAGAAGGCATCGACGGTTCGCGGGTGGAATGTGGATGGGATCAAGAAACTGCTCAATCATTCCATCCGTGGTAACAAGAACACTGACACTCAGGACTGGGTGAAGGTTGAGGACCGTATCCGGAACAAAAGTACTCAGCTTTCCGAAGAGCATGGTATGATCGAAGTCGTCACCATCTACGTGAAGGAATGGGATGGGAAAGTGTCCAAGATCATCTTCAGTGACAAGTTTGTTGAAGCGGGATTCATTTTTGACGATTACAACACCAGCTTCCGGGGCGAGGACATTTCCGATGATATTTCCTTCGTGTTCTTTGAGGTAGGCAATGGAATGTTCCACAGTGTGAGAGGGTTTGGTTACAAAAACTATCAAACCTCCATCGCAATGAACCGTTTAAAGTGTAAGATCCTGGACCGTTGCACCATTGAAGGGTTGAACTTCCGCGATAACTCCGAAGGTACACGTACCACCATCCCCATTCTCAATATGGGAGCGTACAATATCGTCCCACGCGACTTGGAGCAATTACCGAACTATCCTGGTAGTTCATCCATTAGGGATGCTATTGGAATCGTGAACGACACGGTGAACTTTAATAATGCCCGGTATCGTGATCAGTCCAGCCAAATTGAGAATACTGACACGGCAACGCAGGCCCGTATCCTTGCCAACCTTCAATCACAGGTCGAAGTTTCGAACTCCACCCTGTATCTGAAGCAGTTCGCGAAGAACATCATGGCGAAGCAATTGGAGCGGTTGATGCGTAGGGGTAATGATGATCCAGATGCCAAACTCTTTCAGGAACGGTGCTTGAAAGGTGGGCTTATTCCAAAAGAGGCATTGCACACTATGGAGTATGCAATTGGTACTGGAGCCGACCCAGGCAGAACATCCGCAGCTCTCCAAGCAGAGATCACTTTTCAACTTCTCCAATTGGCATCCAACGATGTGGATAAGACCTCGGCTATTGAGGGATACTTGGAATCAACCCTTGGGGCATCTTCGGTCAAACGATACATTAAACCAAGAGATGAACTGGAAGACCCATCTTCAAAGCGACTTGCTCAACTGGAAAATACTAGTCTCGGTGACGGCGTTCCAATTGAAGTCTCCCAGCGTGACGATCATGTGGTCCACATCATGACCCACATCGAACCCTTGATGCAAATTGTGGGGACTGCTCAAACCGTGGAGGAAGGACAAATTGGAATGCCAGCCAATGCGGGAATTCCACAGCAACCTTCACTGAGCCAGGAACAGATGATAGCACTGGAGACCAGTCTACCACACATCGAAACACATTTGCAGTACTTGTCTCAGGATGAATACAAGAATGCTGAATACCAGGAACTTTCTGCGGTGTTCAAGCAATTACAATCTACAGCCATGGGAATGATAAGGAAGATCCAGGAGGTCGCCATGGCTTTTGCAAACCAACAACAATTCGGAGAACCCGAACAATTACCAAATGAACCTACTCAAGAGTTTATTCCAGAAGGAAACCCAGCCGACAGCTTTAATTAAGCGAGTTCCCCGCATCCTCCCGACAGAACGGGAGATGACGCAGGGCGAACGTGAACGCATTGCGAAATGGTTGGAACTGCCAGACACACAAATGGCGTTGAGTTTCCTGGAGGCTAAACGTCCGTCGGTATTTCCACCAAACGGAGTGGACACATCTTCACGGCTATACCAATTACAAGGATGGGCGACCTATCGCAATGAGTTACTTGGATTAGCGACCGTGCCGAATAGAAAGGAATTCATTGAGGAAGAATTCCAGACACCAGATTTATTCAGAATATACTAAAAGGATCGAAAATGTCAGACGAAACCACACTAGAAGCAAAAGCACAAAATGATGAGAGCGTTGCCGCCCACTTGGCGGACGCTAAAGCAATTTTTGGAGAGGAGGTAAAAAATGAAAAGAAAGAGCAAACCACAGAAGAAAGCTCGAAAGAAACCAGCAAGCCGCAAGAAAACGCGGCCAATGAGTTACTGAAGAGCGTGGGGATTAATACGGGGAAAGAGGAAGCGAAGACCGAGGAAAAGAAACCCGACGACGATAGCGACCTCACCCCTCCCCCGGAAGATTCCGATAACCGAGCCCACTGGAATACTCTGAAGGAGCGGAAGAATGAAGCCCTTGCCCGTGTAGCGGAGCTAGAGAAGCAACTTGCTGAACGCCCGACAGGTGATGATGCTGCGGCGGAATCCCTGAAGGCCCGTGTGAAGGAACTGGAGACTCAGAACGAGCAATATTCTTCCCGGTTGAAAGAATTGGATTTCAAATCTCATCCAGAGTATTTCAATCAGTACGAGAAACCGATCCAAGAGGCCCAGGATACTCTGAAGCAAATTGCAGACCAAGAAGGTGTTGATATCAATGTGGAAGCCCTTTCTGCTCTCAAAGGCAAGGAATTCGCAGAGTCAGTATCTGATACTCTGGAACAGCTCTCCAGATTCAATGGGGATCGATTCTCCAGTGCGGCTCAACAACTTTTAGCAAAAATCAGTGAGCGAGATGCTATTTCGGAAAACTCCGAAGAGTTTATTCAAAAGGCCAATGAAGAGTTCCAAGCACAGACCCGTGCAATCTTCGATGAAGTGTCTGGAGCATATTCGCAAGTGCTCACACCTATGGAGATTCCTGCGGATGCTGACGACGCAACCAAGGTGGATATCGAAGCATATAATACAGAATTGAGCAATGTGGCTAAGGTCGCAGAACAATTGGCGTTTGGTAATATCGGTCAGCAAGAAGTGGCTCAAATGGCGAATGAGGCGGCTCAGTACCGATTCTTGATGAGCCAAGGATTGCAGCGAATGGCAACCAATGCGGCGGCGAGGATTGAAGCGTTGGAGACGGAGTTGAATGCGATCAAGGCAGCAGGACCGACCTACCAGCCAAGGACAACCTCGACTCAATCAACATCAATGGCAGATCTCGATCATATTGAGGCAGCAAGAGCGGCATTTGGGTAGTTGCATAACTCGCTATTGACGGGAGACATTCCCGCATTCAGATTGTAGTCAACTTAGATGTGAGGTAGTGCCTCACGGTCAATCCGCTACGAGTGACGCCGTAGTGACAGTAGATGCCTAGCAGTCCCGATGGCACGTGGACAGAGAACCTCCGGGTTGAACTGTCTTTGTGCTTCAGCCCGGTAAAACCACAACTTCAATTTATTTTTTACAATGGCTGATCTAAACAACTATTTTCGGACCCGACGGAATCAGTACCAGAAGGACACTATCCAACGCCTTTACCGGGCAAACCCGATTCGATCCCTCATCAATCACCGTGAATACGCGGGTGCTGACGGAGAGAATCCTACAATCGTTACCTACACTCACGAACTTCCTGAGACGTACCCATTCAACGCGACTGCTGCTGGCTCTGACTTGACAGACTTCGTAATGGAGCAAATCAAACGGACCAACCACGAAGGTACGACCAACACCAACTACATTGGTGAGAACAGTACCACCACGACCGATCCGAATGCGTTGCTTGCTGGAAATCCTGCGAACACTGTAAATTCTCCGGTCGGTACGGGTACTCTTGCTGACGTTGGCAATCCTACTCAGTACGAGATCCGCCGTGGTCAAATCGAGCGTACCTTCGAAATCCGCCAAATCTCCTTTGAGACGGCAGATATTGCTCTGGATGACATCAAACGATCATGGCAGGCTGCTGAGGCTGCGGGTGCATTTGGTCGATCCCTCCAGGAGTTCATTCAGGTGTTCTTCTCTGACTGGTATCGTGTGCAGAACATCAGCATGGTTACTAACAAGTATATCCCCACAGATGCTACCGCAGGGACACTTGAGGAAGATGATTACACTCAGAACTTCTCGAATGTAACCGGAGATCCTACCCCATCACAATTGGAATGGTGGCACTTGGAAGAATTGTACTGGGATTTGGTTGCTCGTGGAGTTGCTGATGAACTCGCAGTTGGTGAAGTCAACGGCCAACCTGTCCTTCCATTGGTTTGCTCTCCAAAGGTGAAGAACTACCTCTGGCGGGATGAATCCAACCTTGCACAAGACCTTCGCTGGTTTGACCCAGGTTCCCGTTTAGCCAAGTTCGGCTACAAAGGTGCAATCAAAGGTTTCATCCCTGTTATTGATGTCTTCTCAATGCGTGCTGCTGACGCAACGGCGGTTACTAACGGAACCTTCGTTTATCCAACGCAAAATGAGGCAACGAGTTTTGGCTTCCGCCATAAACCTCGTGCAGCTTATAAGACTGCTACATGCGAGGTCGCGACGATCCTTCCAATGGACGTGTACGAGTGTGTGTATGAAGCCAGTACCCCAACTGCCTTCGACGGTATGGAGTTTGATCCACAGGATTATTCCGGTGAGTTCCACTTCATCAACACCAAGACCTATAAGGGCGACAATGACCGTGGAAACCGCGGTTACTACCTTGCAGATATTCGCATTGGTGCGAAACCACGGAACCCGGATCTCGGTGTAGCGATCATGCACGACATCTCCGGGCTATAATCTTCGATCCTATCATTCACATGGGGCTGGGAGGTTTCGACCCCTCCCAGTCCCCAACTTTTAGAGAAAATGGAATCTGTAGCCTACTCAAGATCACTGCTCGCCCCGACAGTTCCGACGCGGTCGGAATTAACAAAGGAAGAACTCACAACTGCGGATAAGGCAGACATTGTTGAGTTAGACACATCGACAGAGGCGGAGACTCTTGAATTGTTGCCCACTGATTGGCCCGACGGTCACCTTCTGACGTTAAAAATCAGCAGTGTTAGTAATGCCCTGACTTTTGATAGAGTGATTGGTGCTGCGACCACAACCAAAAACATACGGATTCCTGATAATGTCGGAACACCAAGCCTCACAGAATTAAGCCATAAGGTTGTGTTCAAATTCAATAAGGAAGATGGGCTCTGGATACTGGAATACGCAAATTTCAATAGTGATATTGTTTATGATCGTGCTACAGACACAATAGGGTATGGTGGTGCAGTAATTTCTAACTATAAGCATGGATTTACGGGAGATGTCATTATTCAGGATGACACTGGCGAAGCGACATTGACTGTGCAAAATACAAATGCATCGCCTACTGCCGCAGTCTTGCGATTAGTTGCTGATATTCCTACAGTAGTCTGGAACGACGATGGTGGAGCAACAGACCAGAAATTGATGCAAGTCGGATTTGGCTCAGGATCAATGGATTTCGCTTTCTATAATGATGCAAGTTCAGCGTATGCGGTTCCATTACAGTTGACGACGGATGGTTCAGCGGGTGGCGTTAAACTTAATGGACTTCCCACATCAGACCCTGCTGTAGCGGGACAATTATGGCGTGATGGCACAGATATAAAAATAAGCTTAGGATAAGGACACTTATGACAAACAGAATTAATGAACACATAATCCTTGATGCAGTCACGTCAACTGGGGCGGGAGATCCGATTGTAGCCTCACAATTTAAGGGCTGGAACTTTATTCTTTATGCAGCAAGTGTAACCACTGGGGCAACCATCGAAATCCAAGTCGAGGTAGCAGATGGCGACTGGGTAACGATTCATTCAGAAACTATCGAAGCTGACGGGTACACATTCGTTCAAAGTGTAGATGGCTTTTACCGTAGTATTCGAGCGAATGTTACCAGTTACACAGATGGTACATACTATGTATTTGCTCAAGGTTCCTGGGTCTACTAAAAATGCAGAGTTTGTCAGCAGTACAATCGTGTAACGCAATACAGGCTTGTAGTGCAATACAGGCTTGTAGTGGGATTACTGTGATACCCGTAGTAGAAGAGGAGGAGGTAGTAGCATTCACTAATACCTACTCCGTAGATTCCGATGGTGTAGATGATTATATTATCTCTGCCTATGACGCATTTGCGAATATTGGGACGGGCGACCTCACTATTCATATGCGATTTAAGATCATTCAGGCAACAGCCAATAGCGACTACTTCTTTTATATCGGTCAAGATAGTTCTTTCACTAAGCATATATCAGCTCGATGGAGTGCATCAGGTAGTACGTTTACCTTAGTGACAAATGCTGGTAGTGGAAATGCGTTTACCAACGGTGCGGCAATGTCTAATGACACTTGGTACACTGTCACTCTTACCCGCACAGGCTCAACGATAAAGGTTTTTAGAGATGGTGACACAGGAAGTCCAGACATCAATGATACAAACACTAAACACGCATCCCCATTAGGTGCAACTGGTGATAGTGCAGTGTATCTTGGAAATGCTGGCCCTCTTGGTGGAAATCTTAATATTAGGTTTCATGAGTTTGCCATATATAATACTGTACTGTCCGATGCGGCAATCGGTTCGTTGTATAATAGCGGTGTGTCATTTGATTTAAGGGAAACCAATGGTAGTTATGACCCAGGAAGTAACCTGAAACTATACTTACCACTAAATGAAGGCACAGGCACGGTAGCTACCGACCTAATCTCAGCCAGTAATGGTACTCTAACGAATGGGCCAACATGGTCTTCTGACGTACCAGAAGCAGTAATCACCAACACTTACTCCATAGACCTCAACGGCACTAATCAATACATGGCGGCCAATGCTTTAGCGAGTGTCGTATCCTCAGATAATGTAGGAACTTTTTCTGCGTGGGTTGCACCTACAGACGCATCACCTAATACTGCTGAAACCATAATGGGTTTTGGAGATGCTAATGCAGATAGTAAGCTTGAGATACATATTAGTGGAATTACACAAACTTTAGTAAGAGCATCATGTTCTATTACAGGTACTATTCAATGGGTATTATCTTCAAGTGATTTAGGTTGGACAAACGGCGTATGGCATCATGTCGCTGTAACCCACGATGGTTCTACTGCAAAAATATACATAGATGGTGTAGATATTAGTGCAGGTTATACAGTTACTACCGACATAACTGCATGGCTCACAGACATTACAGGAATAGATACATTTTGCGTTGGTGCTACTAATAAAAATAGTGCTGTAACTCAATACTTCGATGGCTTGATTGATGAAGCTGCATATTTCTCAACAGCATTATCTGCTGCACAGATCACGGCAATCTACAATAGTGGTGTACCAGCCAATCTTGACTCCTATTCTCCAGTAGGTTGGTATCGCATGGGTGACAATGACGGTGGCACTGGCACAACAATCACAGATCAAGGAAGTGGCGGCAACGATGGCACTTTGATTAACGCACCAACCTTTTCAACCAACGTACCCACATAATTTATGAGCGAAGAACAACGATACTGCACTGTCCCTGTGGCAGATTTTGATACCATCAACATGGAGCAAGTCGCCGCAACTTATGGGCGTGAGGTTGTTCTCGATCCTCCTCTCGTGGCAAACGGCACGGAGCGGTTGATCGGCTTCTGTGGCAATAAACCCACAACTCTGTACGGGAAACCCACTTACACGGAAGCACAGTGGCAAGCTGAAGTCAGTAACCCTGAATCAGCTTACTACATAGACCCTGATATTGTCTAATGGAAATTGACGCAAATGTAGTATTCGCAGGAGTCGGTGCTTGTGCAGTAGTCGGAGGAGCGATCATGGCTTATGGTGAACTCAAGACAAAAGTTGTCGGATTGACGCAACGTGCATCATCCGCTGACCAAGCTCATGAGAAGATATACGACAAGGTGAGTAAGTTGGAAGAAGAAACTAAAGTGCAGCGTGTGCAGATAGACGATATTCGTAAAAATAACAACAAGCTGTTTGAGTTAGTTGAAGGGCAGTCAAGGACACTTGGAGAGATAAAGCAGGAGTTAGCTGTGATTATATCCAAGCTCAAGAGTCATGGCTAAGTTCTTACATTGTCCCCAATACGAAAGCCTCCTTGACGGGAAGAATGGCCTGACGTACCAACCATTGATCTATCAATATGCTGGCGAACCAATAGCCCCTGATATTGTTGATGAATTGGCATTTTCCCATCCACTGAATTTTGAAAAGGCTTACAAGGATTTTCGGAGCAAACTGGAACGGACGCAGCAAGTTTGGGTAGTTCCCCCTGGAAAGGTCACTGACTTCTCTTCACAACCAAAGATCGTTGATTTCTTTATTCCAAGAGAAACTATTCGGATGCCTGCCTTGCTGCATGATGACATGCGACCAAAGGTAAGCACTGACTCCAATTTCTCAAGCGATGGATTTTTCTGCGATGCGATTCAAGTCTATGCAAGGCAAGTGGAAACCAAGGAAGTTGGACGAGTGAAAGCTATCCTCGCCTTTCTTGGTGTCTGGTACGGCTACGTGAGAAAAATGAAGTTTGGCCCCGATGACCGAGTGCAGCAAGAGGCACGACGGCGATGGGCAAGAAGCCATGGCATTGCTGTGCAGCGGGTAGAATTTGACAAAGAGAACTGCGAACTTATTGTAAAGGAATTACCATGAAGAATCTATTTCTACTCCTTCCGATATTGCTGTTTACTGGATGCTCTACAGTTAAGAAAGCCATTGAGGCTACTATTGATACAATACCACAGCATGAGTTTGGGGAGTTTGGATACAATCGGGCAGGTAATGTGAGTTCTGGAAGTATCACTGCATCAAATGCAAGGTTTGAAGGAGATCAGCACATTATCGACCGCATAGATGTTCAACATGCGAACAGAGTTACGGGTAACATTTCTGTGTACTTCAAAGACCTCAAGCGACCAGCAGCCGTATCCGCAACAGGAGGCGTGAAATAAGATGCTCCGCTTCTATAAAGATGTTAAATCCCAGCTTTCCCGTATTGCGGCAGATACGGGGATGACTCCTAATGATGAACGACTCAAGGAATACGTGGATTTGGCCCAGGAGCGATTGAGCATGGAAGGCAATTGGCCTATCTTCCTGAAGCGGATGCAAATCAATTGCCACGACGGGGTGCTAGTCCTTCCTGACGAGTTTGACTCTGTGTATCGTTGTTCACGGTCCAATATTGGATCTCTGCAAATCACAGACCCATGGTTCACACTGAATCCCCAAAACGAACAACCGGGCAGCATTGCACCATTAACCTGCGACGACATGGGGGAAACCTATGTGTATCGCCAGCCAGAAGGGATGCGAATTAAGGCGTATTCTGAGGACTCGGAAGATATCACTATCTATGCTGACAATGAGACGGTGACAATCACTCCCGGTAATCGGGATCAAGAGCCGACTCCCACGGCAAAAGCATATTTCAAAATTCACCGAGTCGAACGGGATGCAGCAGGAAAACCATTTGAATTGGTCTATCAGGATCTCAATGATGGAGAATGGTTTGGTGGTCGCTGGTCCGGGTACTGGCCAAGTATTCCATTTCGCACTTATCAGGTCGGAACCAGTACCGTCGATGAGATTGTGGATGTCGTTGCACGTCGCCGGGTAATCCCAATTGGCGGTGATAACACTCCCCTAGTCGTTACCAATATCCCTGCTCTCAGACTGATGATAATGTCATTGGCAAAGGAAGAAGCGGGATTGATCGATGAGGCAGAGGCAAATTTCCAGAGGGCATTGAATGCAATGAAGGGTGAGAACCAGCGTTATCATCCACATGAGCAACAACCCGCATTCAGTATCGTTGGAGGATTCGGTGACATTGGGGATGTATAATGGCTGTTGCACGAAGAGATTTGATTACCGACCGATTTGCCCTTGCAGTCGGTGGGCACAATAGCGGCGATGATCCTGAGTTCATCGGACCAGAGCAGTATGCAGATTCCAAGAACATCACCAATCGGGGCGGACGGGTACGCAGTCGCCCCAGGTTCGTAAAGAAGGCAGACTTGCCGACCGACTCAGCGAATGGACTCTATTTTCAAGGCATCACCCATTTTAAATCCCAAGATCAAATCATTCTTCGGGCTAACGGGAGAATCTACCGTTTGGAAGATGCAGCTTCGCCGGGTGCGAATGACCCTGCCTGTGAGTTCATTGAGGTATTGAAATCCAATGTGACTGTTTGGGAGGTTCCCACGGCACAAGTGGATACCATTACGATTACAGCAGGTGGCGGGGATATTAACGTGGAGATTACCGCCATCGTTGATGGAACTCTGGTCAACGCAACGGTTGGAGTGACATGGGCAACGAGTCATGCAGCAACAGCTACCGCTCTAGCCAGTGCCATAAACTCACATGGAGACTTAGGTGCTGTTGCCGATGCTGTTGATTCTGGAGATGATGTAGTTTTGACTTCAGAATTGGCAGGACGTGGATTTATTACGGAAGTGACGACAACCAGTTCTGCGGCAGCTTCATTGGTCAATACCACAGCAAACGGGCACGTTTATGTCCCCAATGAACTGATCCCCCAAGGTGACAATTCAAGCTACCCCACTCCTGTGGATGTGGTCGCTCAGGTGGACACGATCACCATCACTGCTGGAACGAATGATCCTGGGGTGAACACCATTGACGTAGTGATCAATGGCACTGCATTATCTTCTCCTGTCGATTGGGCAACGAGCAACCCGGCAACGGCAACAGCTTTGGCGGCAGCAATCAATTCTCAGTTTGGATCGGACGTGACCGCAGATGCAACAGCCGGAGATGGATCGCTGACCATTACGGCAGATGTCCCCTACAAGACCTTCACAATGATGGTGAACAAAGGTGGCGATGTTTCCGCTACCCATGCGAAAACTACCCCACGTTCATTCCCGCTGGGTTCCATCTACTACGACTGGGACAAACCCATGTTGTATTCCTACTACAGCGGCATATGGAATGAGATGGGAACTTCTGCCCTGACGGTCGATATTCCTTTGGACGCCAACCCATTGAAGGAACAGGTCTGGTTTGAGGAAGTTGCTGGAGTCCTTGTCAGTCAGGATGGAGAAAAGCAGCCAATTCAATACGATGGCAGCAATTGGGATAACCTCACCACTGTCCCTGTGGGGACCGCTATGCGGTTTGCCAATGGTCGACTTCACCTTGTGTCCAGTGGACAACGCAAGACCCTTCAGGTCGGCGATATTCTCCAAAATGGCGACCCTACCACTGCATTGAAATTTACCGAGACCGGATATCTTTTCGGTGGTGGTTCTTTCGCCTTCCCAAATGAAATCACTGCTTTGCACGAGGTTCCGACCCAGGATAAAGCTTCCGGACAAGGAACAATGGTGATTGGAACGACCCGCGATTGTCATACCCTCCGCACGGATGTAACCGACCGGGACGCATGGACCAGTGTTCAAGATTTCCAAGCCCCACTCCTCCCTGCCATAGGTGTCGCTGGCCCCAATAGCATTGTTCCGGTCAACAATGATCTTTATTTTCGTTCATCCAATGGATTGCGGTCCCTACGGATGGCGGTAGGTGAACAGCAATCTCCCGGTTATGGTGGACTGCACCAGGAAATCCCTGAGAAGTTTCAGAAATGGGGATTGAAGCACAATTCCTCCACACATTCCGGAGATCGATTTATCACCACCGTTTTGCCGAAATTGATCAACCATCAATGGGTCTACGAGGGTGCGGTCAGTATCAACTTTGAATCCCTGAACCGTTTGGGCGGGAAGTCCCCAGTGAGCTTTGACGGGTACTGGAGTTTGCCGACAGACCACTATTTCCGGCAACTCTTCGACGTGGACGGCACTTGCTACGCTGTCGTTTATACAGGAAGCGGAGACGAACTTTGGGAACTCCAAAAAGACGGAGCCACGACCGTTGAAGAGACTGGTCTTGAGCAAATAATGGTCACACGGGCAATGAATGCTCAAGATCCGATGGGGCTCAAGACCCTTGGACGGATGGATGTTTGGTTGTCCAACATTCAAGACAACCTCTCAATTGACTTTGAGTACCGAGTAGACAACGAAACAGCATGGAGGACATGGGAGACGCTGGTGGTGACTCTGGCAAGTGCATCCCCGACGACCGACTTTATTCCTCGCTACACTTTGAAGACTCCTCCTGGTAATAAAGTTGCCGGATATTCATTCCAGTTTCGTTTGAAATGGACAGGACGGTGCGAGATAGACTATATTCAAGCGTATCTCAAGCCTCTGGCCGAGCCTCAATTTGCCGAAAGATCCACACCGATAACACTGACGTAACATGCCTGTTAAATATCAACTTTCTTTAAAGGAGGGTTCAACTCCTCCAAGTACAGATGCACCTACTGCGTTGGATGAATTATTGACCCAGATCCGTCAATATACGGAAGTGGCTACCAATTCCGATGATCCTGATTCAGACAAGGTCAGGAGCATCCTGGTTCAACCTACAGAGCCAACCGGAGCGAATGCCAATGACCTGTGGGTTCAAGTACATGCGACAAGCGGAAGACCATTAGCACTCAAAGCTTATACTGGATCAGAATGGAGACCAGTCAATGTCACAAACAGCGGAGATTCAAATAGTCGCCCAGGTGATGCAGTAGCAGGGGAGACCTACTTTGATACGGATATCAATGTTATGTTGATGTACACGGGGTCTGCTTGGGTGACTCAGGATGGATCGCCGGGGGATATCAAATTTGTGTATCTGGACAATTCTCTTTATACTGGTGGAGCAGGATATACGGAAGCAGTTCGACTGAATCCTGGTTGGGAAGCATTCTCTGCGGTTAAAGGACACTCTCTTGTTGCTGTAGATGATACAGATGCTGAAGATTTCGGAGGTACAGAGAAGTATAAAGCAGCAGGTTACACATTTGGAACGAAGACGCACCCGTTGACGGAGGATGAATTAGCGGCACACACACACACCGTTCCAGTTGAATCACAAGTAGGTAAAGCCGGGTCAACTGGTGGGGATGCTTTCTATAATGCAAGTGCGACTACGGAAACAGGGTCAACAGGAAGCGGAGACGCACACGAAAACAGACCTCCATCTTATACCGCATTCTGTATCCGCAAACTTGGCTATGAAACATAAGGGGCAAAACAATGGGATTATTTAGCAAACCGAAACTCAAATACGCTGGAGAACTCGACACTGGCAAAGTGATGGGGGATACCTTCGCCCTCAATCGTCGTTATTTGGACGATGCCAGTTCCCTCACATCCCAAATCTCCGAACGCACCCAGAAGCAAGCCCTTGATTTGATGGAGCAGGCAATGCCTGGGATCTCAAAAGTCCGGGGCATGTTGATGAATCAACTTCAGCAGGATCTCTCCACAACCGGACTCCCGAAGGAAGTGGAGGCGAATCTTTCCCGTAAAGCAGCGGAGATGGGGATCAGTAGGGGAACCGCCGGGGACTTCAATAAGTTTTCAGCCCTTCGGGATTTGGGTATTGAGCACACGAAAATGGTCGAATTCCGTAGACGGATGGCGACCTCTTCCTTGCAGCAACTCTTTCAATCCACGCCCCGTATCAATCCGATGTCACCACAAGCCATGTTGATGACTCCAGGGCAGAACATGCAGATTGCGTCCCAGAATTTGGACCGCAGGCAGGCATTCTACAATGCACAGGCTCAGATGCAGGCTCAACGTAGATCCAGCATTCTTGGTGCAATTTCGGGCATTGCTGGATTCGCTCTGGGTGGACCGTTAGGCGGGGCTCTCGGTGGCAAGCTTTTTGGCGGAGGAAATAGTGCGAATGTTGGAGTAACTGGGAATGTTCTTAATCAACAACAAGCGGCAGCAGATACCGCCGGATTCTTTCAATCTCAATACGGACAATAACCATGGCAGTTTACGCACAAGCCCCTACAGTTCAAAGCAATCCCGTTGGCACGTTCATCAATGCTTTCCAAGCGGGGCAGAACCTCTTCGAGCGGAAGCGTCGACTCTCTATGGAAGAAGAACGCCAGCAACGTGAAGCGGAGAGATTGGCTAAGGCGGAATTGCGAGCGATTGACACGCATCAAAAGAACATGCGAAGCATGGAAATCGCCAATGAGACGAATGAGTTCAATTTGAATCAGAAGCGGGAGATGGATGATACCGCTGCAACCTCTCTGAAAACATTGGTTGAAGAAATGAAGGTATTGCAGGAGGAGGCTGGAACGGACTTGAATAGTTCTTCGGGGATTCCCGATAGTCAACTTCGCCAGAAGCATTTGATTAATATTCAGAGAAAAACAGCAGCACTACAGTCGCGTTTTGCAACCGTGTTTAATCATCCAATCTACGGGCCTCAAGCACAACAATATCTTGGGAATGTAGAACAAGCCCTTATTCCACATGCTGAAGCAATGGCAGCGGACCAGGCAAAGGATGTGGGTTCCTTTTATACTGAATTGCAGAGGATTCAATCTCTGCCACCACAGGAGCGTCGCCAGCATGTTTATGGACTGAAGCGAGATTACAATCTTCTCTTAGGCAGTCAACAGCATGGAGACCGATTGAATAATGAATTGACTGCATTTGAGAAAAGTATCAGCGATGACATCGCTGCTGAAAAGACTCGGAAGGAAGAGCAACGCAAAGAAACTGAGTTCACCCAAAAGCAAGAGGAGCGAACAGTCGTTAAGACTGAAGAACGCAGTAATGCTATCCAAGACCAAATTAAACTGATGCGTGAAATGGATCGGGTCCGTCGATTACGAAATGATATTGCTCAGGGTGATTTTCAAGCAGGAGGTTGGGGTAATATCTTTGAGTGGATCAAAGGCACTCTCAAAGGCGGTTCTAGGAATGCAGCTATGGCAATTGCGGATGAGATCTCAACTGGAGAATGGTTGGATAATGTTTCTAAACTTAAAGGTGCATTATCTGATAAGGAAGGTGCGAGACTTTCTGTTGCAGGACTAAAACGCAGCGATAGTGAAGAAATTTGGTTGGAGAAGTTGAATAATCTTTTGGATCAATATCAAACCAGTAAACAATTCATGCAGTCTGAAGGGCGCTGGTATGTGGATGATAAAGGGAAAGCTGTTTTAGGGGGCACGAATCCCGCCGTAAGTGAAGAGGAACCTGACTTTTCGATCTTTGATGACCCGGTGACAAATGATGACGTGAAAGAGCTTTTGGAGGAGAATTGAGTTATGGGATTTACAAGCGAAGAACGGGTAAAGATCCTTGAGGGGATTCCACTTGAAATTCAAGAGCGTGCAAAAGCAGGCGACCAGGAAGCGGTTAGCCAGGTAAAAACCGCAATAAGCAATTGGAGAAACTCCAAGCCCCCTGATTTCTCGATCATTGATGACCCTGTAATTCCTCAAAGTATCGTGGAAAGGTCTAATGCAATTGAGTTAGCGAAGGAAGGAAACTTTAATTGGGACCAAATCTCTGGTATGATTGATTCAGGTCGATTGACGGATGACGTGATAAACTTCTTCCAAGAGGAGGGGTATAGCACTACCCAGTCAGCAAGTGGAGGGCGAATTTACAATATCGGAAAGAAGTCTAACCTAAAGTACAAGGAACATCGCCAAGCGAAGGGGGTTGTGGATCGTGTAGGAGGCAGTGTAAAAGACTTTGTGACAATCCCTTGGCGAGGATTAGGTGAAGACGACCCCACGGCCATAGACGCTGATGATTTTTACCGACACGTATTAAAGCAACCCAAAGGCGATTGGGCGAGAACGGGTATCGAAAAGCTAATTATACAACAATTGGAGGAGCGGCAAGCAAGTGAGCAGGAAGCTTATGAGAAGTATGGTGATGCAGCAGACATCCAAGCCGCTGGTAAAATCCAATCGATGGTCAACGCAAAAACAATTACCGCACCGAATCCACGGGATTGGTTTCCCACGAGTTTCCAAAAGTCCGAGGATGGTAAATTTCTTGGAAATAAGGATGAGTTAAGGCACTACAAAAACGTCATTAAGGAGTATGATCCCTTCGCTGCACATCAAGCATCACTCTTAGAATATGGTCAACGTGCAGACTTCTATTATCAGCTAAAAGAACAAGACCAGGAATGGCTGGACCGTCTTGAGAAACTTCACCGGGAAGGACGCACCCATCTACACGATCCGGAGGTCTTCGATTGGTTTGTTCGCAGAGGCATGGAAAAGCAGCAAGATCTAACACTCGGTCAAGCAGTTGACGCAGGCAAGCATCTATTGGGCGAGATCTGGAAGGGTGCGGTCGGGTCAAAGGACGGCAAGGGACTGATTCAAGAGTTTTGGGAGGGTGCAGTCCACGGCAAACAAGAAGCACAGGAAGTCAGTGATATTATGGGGGCAGGCTGGAGAGGGCTGGGTAGCGATTACCAGTTACTTAGTGAAAACGCTGGAGGATATTTTTTGGACCGAATTGAAAAGCCGGGCGATGAAGCTAGTCCGGAGGCACAAGAACTCTATAGAAAGGCAAAGAACGAACGCCAGAGACAGTTTCAATTAAGGGCTTTATCCAATCAGGCAGTCTATGCTGCTGGAGCCCATGACCTTGCTAATAAATGGTGGCAAAATCCGCAACAAGCACAAAGGAATCAAATCTTGAGTACTTTCGTCTTCGATCCATTGAATTTAGTGCCAATGGGTGGTCTTGGAAAGAAAGGTGTAGAGGCTGGAGTCAGAACGGGTGTTAATGCAACATTCGGCAGTGCATTAAAGACTGCTAAGAATGCTGCTGATGAAGCAGCGGTTGCGGTTGCCGATGCTCAGGCAGCATTAGGCAGGGAGATTGTTCTGGGCGACCCGGCAAAGGTCATAAATGCGGGAAAGGTTTTGGATGATGCAGTAAAAGCTTCAGATGATGCTGCTGGGAAGTTGGCAGACGTTGCTCGTAGTGCAGAAAATATGTACGAGGAATTGATGCAAGCAGGACCACAGAGAATGTCCGGGCACGCTATAAACATGATGGGGCAAACGGCTGAGTGGATTATGAACAAGGCCGATGAATTGCTCGATGCTACAGTTGTGAAATTTGCACCGGATATAGGAGATTCAGCACGACGATGGTTGGAGACTGGAATCAAAACGACGGTCGCCGCAGGTGTAGGAGGTGTGGGGGCAGGCTTTGCAGGTGCGATTGGTGGGGTGCTGTTAGGTAGTCCAATGGTTCGTGCGATTGCAAGGGATATGCAGAAGATCGGTTCAAATATTGCGTTAGGTGCAAGACTCCAACCACTCCATAGGGCATTGCAGGCAACAGTTGACGCAGGAGGAAATGTCATTTCTCCAGTTTCTAAAGGTAGTACAGCAGGTCTGAAGGCATACGAATTGGCGTTTCCTTTACTTGATCCGGTTGGACGGTTTGCATCTCGTGTGGCAGGGGGGGTCGCATCCGTACAGACTTTAGAGGCAATGGTGATGCAATCCGCAATTGGATTTCTTGGATCTGGGGGGACTTGGCAGGGTGCTGTAACAGGCGGAACTGTTGGATTTGGACTTGCTGGCTCATTTGGCGTTGCTGGCTCATTGACTCCATTTGCCAGTCAGGCACAGGTAAATAAGTTGTCGGCAACCAATGCCAGAAACTATAGGGAAATGCTAAAAGGG